TGATCCTTCGCTGCATCTTCAGCAACTGCTGCTGCCCAAGCCTTCCGCCTATTCGCGTCGGTAGGCAATATCGTAGTCCGTGCCATGGTAATTACTCCTTAAAAGCACTTTTGACTCACTCCTGCGAGCCGACAAATACCCAAGAATGACCTGGGTTACGGAAGGTGGGTTAAGTCATGTGGCTTACCCTGCTTGTCAACCCTTACGGATTGGCTAGCCTGGATTCGCACGCGTGCCTTACGCCCATCTTTGGATTCAAGTATTAACACAATTTTTTCGGAGTCAACCCCGTTGATTCCTCGCAGACAAATTGACTCCCCAACGCGCATATCCAGGACAAGTCCGGGTTGGCACATGGTCACGCTTCGTCAAGCAGCGCACGACGTTGGTTCGGGGACAGCTTGGCAAAAGCATCCTGGTACGCCTGGCCAGATAGCCTGCCGAGTTGATCGAGCATGTTGCCGTTTGCGTTCGGCGTTGCGGCCGTCGGCAGGCTGCGAAGTGTCACAGGCGGCTTTACCTCTGGAGCCCGACTCTTGGCTGCAGCCTCGACCGCAGGTGGTTTTGCGATCCCACGCAAAGCCAGCACAACCTTGTGCGCGTCACCCAGAATCTCAGCGTACTCTCTTGTTGCACTTTCTGGATCAGCCGAGATCGCCTGCAATGCCGCATCAAACTGCTTTTGCGCCTTGACATCTGTCTTGTAATCGATGTCGACCTTGGTCTTGGCAATCAGCCGCTGAATCTCCTGACTCTGGTATTGGGCACGGCTTTGCGCGTTGGCTTCAAGCAGCGTCTCGGCACGAATGCGCTGCACAGTAAGCTCTTCGAGCGAGTCGCTGATACGTGCCTCATGGGCGGAGAACTCATCGGAGTCAATCTCACCCTCCAGGAGTTTCTTCATCAGGCCTGCTTTTTCCTTCACCAACTCAGCCCGCTGCGTCTTGTAATCCTCCGGCACATTGGCCTGGTACGCGGTCGGCTGGGGAACTTCAGCGAACTCATCTTCAACAGCAGCCGGCTCGGCCGGTGCCTCTTCGGTAACCTCTTCGGTAACCGCTTCTTCCGCCGGCTGATCAGGGTCCGCTATCGACTCTTGCACTTCAGCGACATCCTCGCTGACGACAGCGGGTGGGTCGTTATCACCGAACGGGTCTTCACCTCGCTCTTTGGCGGCTTCGATCTCGGCCAGGACACGGATTTCTTCAGGGGTCTTCATGGGTATAGCACTCCAGCGCTTGGTTAAAAAAGGGTTACATCAATCCGGGCTGAACACCGTCAGCCATTGGGGTCTGACTTCCAGCCATGCCGCCATCCATCTGCTGCATCGGCGGCACTTGCGCCTGCTGCATGGCCTGCTGCGGTATTGCTGCTGGATCAATTACGCCAGCGCCAGACTGATCCTTGAAGCCAACAGACTTCAGCAACTCGTCGGCAATCGGGGTGATCTGCGGTGCCAATGCGAGCACTTGCGCTGCCTGGGCTGACAGATACAGACCCTCAAGTCGCTTGGCCATGGCGTCAGCTTCCAGCTTCTCTCCAGTTGCCTGGGCCTTGCGAATGTCAGCCTGTATCTGCGCCATCTGCGCCTCGAACTGCGCCTTTGCAACCTGCTCTTGCTGGGCTTTCGCTTGCTGTTGCTCAGGCGTCATCTTTCCGTCGCTGGAGGTCATTCCGTTGACCTGGCGAATGCGCTGCAGGATCGTTTCCTTCTTCGGCAGGTTCGGGTGCATCTCGAACACCACATCGAGCATGGCAATGACGATCTGCGGGGCCGCTCCGGCGAGTTGCGTCATCACCTGCATCAGGGACTCGAAAGCAGATTCAGCGAAGGACTGCTTCCATGCCTGTTCGCCAACGACGAACAATGCACGACGCTGCGTGATGTCGTTCATGTAGCTGCCGTCCGGTGTAGGTTGGTTCAGCGTTGTGTAGTCGTACTTTCCGACATCTGTGGCATTGCGCACAGTGATCGGCTGGGTGATGAATTGCTCTGACAGACTGAGGGTCATCTCTCCCTCGAGTTGCCTGGCAAACAGTGTGTTGTCAAACAGCTCCATCGTCAGCAGGCCACCCTGCTCCTGCTTGGCAAGAACAGCCTTACCGCTGATCGAGTTGGTGTCGAGCCCGCGGTTCTCACCGTTGACGCCGGCCATCATGCGAATCGCCTCAGTGTCCTGACTGGCCAACTGCATCTGGAACTGCGCCTTGCCACGGTTGTCTCGGTCGCGCACCTTGTTACCCGCCAGAGCACCTCGCGCAAAGATGGCTGTACCGTCAGGTGCGTCAAGCTCCTGGCGAAGCTCATCGATATCCATCACCTCTGGGTTGAATGAATCCTCTTCCAGCCAGACCTGATTTGCGCTGGCCTCATACAGACTGCGTGACATGCGATGGTTCTTGGCTTCCTGCGGCCCGATCAGCGGCAAGATCGGGCTGTAAGGCAGCCCGGTGCGGCGGTTGCGATAGCCCCAGACAGGAACGAACGGGAATCGGTCGTGCCTGAACGGGCTCCACGCCTCGATCAACATGTCCTTTTCGGTCATCACAGAGCAGGCGATCTTGAACGTCACCGGGTCGGCAATGCCGAACGGGCCAGGCTCCTTGTTCTCGAAAGGCTCGCGGCTCCAGCACTCGATCAACATGACGCGTTCGCGCGCATTGAACAGATCGACCGGCTTGGCAGTCATGTAGTCAAGGTTCGGGTCATCACGAGAGAACGTGTCAAGTCCTGCGATCAGCCCCGTGCCACCGAGCCATGAGCGAAACACTTCAGCATCATCCCCCGTCTGAACGCAAAGATCAAGCTCAGCCTTCTTTCCAGGGAACAGCGTCTTTGCCACATCAAGGTCAACCACTTTGATGCGAAAAAGATAGCGAGCGTCGGTCAGGTCGCGCTTGGTTGACTGCGAATCCCACAAGATATTGCGCCACGACTCAGCCCCGATATAGACCGGAACACCTGACTTATCACCTCGCAGCCCAACCTCGATCCACCCAACACCCGCCTTTGCAGCATCCTCGAATGCGTAGCTGCGCTCGAACTGCGCGCGGTTTGAGTCATCCAGGTACTTCAGCAACTTGGTCTTGTTCGATGCGTCAAGCGTTGCCTCTTCGCCAGGCTCCTCTGCAACAACGAAGAAGTCAACCCGGGCCTTGCGCTCTGTGCCGATCAGCCAGTCGATTGTTGGCTTGATCTCGTTGTAAACGATGGGGTTCTGGCCCCGTGCGCGGACCGTCTCGGCATCTTCATGCGACCACTGGCTGCCGTCATAGAACGACTCGCACTTGGCCATCATCACTCGATTAGTGGCCTGGCGTGACGCTTCAGCCAAGAACCAATCGCGCTTTTTTGTGTGGCGATCCCGAACGGATGCCTCGTCCAATTTCATGCCGTTCATGTTGATTCTTCCTTGAGTGTTTTGCCAGTTGACTTGTCCGTCAACGTCATGTCCCACATCGCCGGCGTCTCGAAGGCATCTCTGACCACCCTCGGGGTCACAGGCATCGTGACCAGCTCAGGTGCAAACGTCACCACCACATCGACCAAGGCAGCCAGCGCCTCTTTGTCATTGACGTCCTTATCCAAGATCGGCAAGGCCTGGCGCGCCTCGCGGATGCAGTGCTCGCTTGGGCCACCTGTGCATTTGTCGTTGCTGTTGAATCCAACGAACTCTGTAATTGCGCGCCGGCCGATCACCCATAGACCAGATCCTTCTCGGCTGGCGAACACGTTGGATGCCGGCCAGATGACCATTGCCGGCTGCGACTTCTTGCCTTTACCGATCCATTCGAGCGAACAGACAAAGCCTCGGTGAACTTTTGTTTTGTACGAGTGCTGACCTGCGCTCCACATCGGCAGGCCAGACGGATTGAGGACGGGGCTTAAGTGCAAGGTTATCTCCAGCTTCGGGTGCGGTTTTTGAATGATTCGAGTTTTGTTGACACGTTGTTACTCATCAAGTCAACGGCTTGGCCGAGGTATCGAAACATGTCTGCAGAATGGCTCGATGAGTCGTGCAAAGGGGCGCCAGGCTCGTTGGTGCGTTGATTCACATCGCGCCGGTAGCGCTTCAGACTTTCAAGCAAGCGCACGGTCTTCGACTTGTCGAAGTAGCACTTTGGGAACACCATTCTGGCGGCCTTTATGCCTTCTTCGATGCTGTCCACCGGGAGAACTTCAACCTTTCTCCGCATGTCGGTAAGCAGCTCCTCGGTGCTTTTGCCGGTCTTAAAGTCGCGCGTTCGCCCGTCGTGGGGGATGAAGTCGATGCCGTAGCGGTATGGCCGCTTCTCCAGTTCAGCCACGTACCAGTCAAGCGTGCGATTAGATTCCTCGATGTGATCAATGATGCGAATGTCCACCGGGCCCCGCTGCACGAAGCCTATGACCATCGAGTCGTTCCAGCCAAGGTCCCAAACCGTATGCACTGGCAACAGTGGGTCATAAGGGACATCTCGCACGCGGCCATCAGCGAACAGCGCATCGATTTCATGCCGATAGATCGCACCCTCTGCCACGCGCAGAGGCTCGCCTTCCCAGATGTGTGCATAGTTTCCAGGATCGGCTCGTTGGCACTTCAAACGCTCGTTGTTTAGCACCTCTGGAAACCAAGGGTTGTCACGCCAGTTGACCTGGCAAACCCAGGTGTCGTCGCTCGGTGTGGCGATGAACTTCTGGTACGTCTCGTCCGTGTCCATGTCAGGGTTTAGCGTCATCCAGATTTCGGAGTTCGGCTTGCGGATCGTTGGGATGAGCGTGTCCCATGACTTTTTTGACACCCCGTGGGCCTCTTCCACCCAAACGATGTCGCAGCCCTCGAACGATTTGATTGAGTCGACCGTGTGTGATTGCAGTCCAGCAAACAGAAATATTGAACCGTTGCGACCACGAATTTCAGTGTCAAGCACCTCAAAGAAGTCGGTCAGTTCGAGCTCAACAATCTGGTCCTTGAGTAATCGATGAACAGAATCCTTCATCGACTTTTGAACCTCGCGCGCGCACAAAATGCGCAGCGGCTCATCGTTGGCCAATGACAGAAGCGCTCTGGCAACCCCCCAACTTTTGGCACCCCCACGTCCGCCGTGAAGCACTTTATAGCGCTTTGGTCTGAACAAAGGCTGCAACTTTATCGGAAACTGCTTTCGAACCTCGATGACGTCTTCAATCATTTATCGAACCTCGGCTCAACGTCAACGAACTCAACCACCAGTCGTTTGGTCTTTTTTAACGTGTCTGGAGCCGAATCAAGCGACTCGATGCCGAACGCTTCACGCTCACCCTTGCGGACTTTCTCGTCGACGTCTGCAAGCTTCTTCAGGTCGTCGACCAGCGCCGATCGACCCATCGCCTTCCTAAGCGCATCGTTCACGCGGTCGTTTCCGTTCTCGTCTGGACTACGCACCATCTCAATGATGTCAGTCAATTCTGGTAGGCTTTCTGCGGCCTGACCGATCTGCCTAAGCAGCTGCCTTTTGACTTCAGCAATCTGGTTCAAGCCCTGTCGGTGACTGAGAATCACGCGGGTGTTGATCTCAGCCGCAACGAGCACGGTTTCGGAAACGGCCTGGAAACCGTTGGCAACCTCGCTGGAAACTAGCTCGGTTGTCAGTCGGGCGTTTGTGGCCTGCCTGATCTGGTCAGTAAGGTCTTGCACCCAAGCGTTATCACGAGCCTTCTTGTTGATCGCTGTGTGACTTACCCTGTACTTTTCAGCCAACTCGCGTGATGTGAACTTACCCAAACGCCAATCGCGCTCGACGGCATCCCAGTCGATCTGCCTGCGCGTTGTCGGTGCTTCGGGTTGCTCACTCCTGCGAGCTGTAGCCATGATGATGTCCTGAGTTGGTGAATCTCAGGCGATATTCAGCGAAATTATTTCGGAGTCAAGGGAAGTTAGGAAAGTCGGCTGTACTCTCCGTGGATATCTGCGCTTGCTTTGGCATATGCCTGCGCGGCGTCGGACAGGTCTGCGTACCGGCCTAGATACTTTAGCTGACCAGCTACTCTGATGGAGGCCTGCCACTTTTTGCATCTAGCGTTCCAGTAAACGCCTTTTACCCCGCTTGCGTTGTCCGATCGGCGCTTCTGATTGAACTGGTTCTGTTGCGTCGTAACGACACGTAGATTTGCCTTGCGGTTATCAAGTCCGTCGCCGCTGCAATGGTCTACCTCATCAACACCACCTGATGTCAGCCCAAG